ATGGCGTATGTGACGCTGGATGATGTGAAAGGGTTTCTGGGGGTGTCGGGCACAGGGGATGATACGCTGATTCTGGCGTTGATTGACGCGGCGCAGGAGATGGTAGACCAGTTTTGCGACCGCTGCTTTGAGGCGTCGGTAGACGAGGTACGGGTGTTTGATTGTGTGTACCCGACGGTGATAGGGCGCGATTTGTTTCTGGATGCTGATCTGTGCGCTGTGACGGAGGTTGTGAATGGGGATGGGTCGGTGGTGATGGCGGATGAGTATGTGACGCAGCCAGTGACCCCGCCATTTTTTGCGCTGCGGTTGCTGGATGCGTCGCAGAAGGTGTGGACGTATGCAGCCAGCCCGGATGGTGCGTTGCAGGTGACGGGGCGGTGGGCGGCGACGATAACACCACCGCCGGTGGTGGTGCATGCCACGCGAGAACTGGTGGCCTGGTTGTACCGCAGCTATGACCGCCAGGGTGGGGGCGAGCAGGGGACGGCCCCTGCCGCACCAATGGCTGCGCCGCTGCCAGCAGTGGTGACGACGCTGTTGGAGCCGTGGCGGAGAGTGGCATAGAGTGCACGAGCGCACGACACGAGAGGAGGTATGACATGGTTGGCCTGGTCATCAAATCGGTAACCCCCACACACGCGGTGGTGGCGGGGTATGGGGTGGTCTTTGGTGGGGTAGATCTGACGGGGGAGACGTTTACGGGCGAGACAGATTTTCGGCTCGACCTGGTGCCGCGCAAGCTGGTGTTGTATGACCACGGGTTGGATGAGCCGCTACGGGATGAAATCGGAACGGTGCTGGATGTGCGGCAGGATGAGCGTGGCCTGTGGGTCGAAGCGCAACTGGACCGCCGCGCAGCGTATGTAGACCAGGTGCTGGACCTGGTGCAGCAGGGTGCGCTTGGGTACAGCAGCGGCAGTGTGGCGCACCTGGTGCGGCGCGAGGGGCCGGTGATTAAAAGCTGGCCGATTGTTGAGTTTTCGTTGACCCCGACACCTGCCGAGCCACGCACATCGGTGATGGTTGGATGTCGGGATGCAGGAGTCGGGGGTCGGGGGTCGGGAGTTGGATGTCAGAGGTCGGAGTCGGTTGGTGATGATTGTTTGCAACAAGCAAGGAGGTTTGAAATGACAACGGGTTCGAATGAGGTACAGGCAGGGATGCAGCAGGGGGTGCAGTCGGTGGGTGCTGGCATGGGGGAGCATGTTGGTGTGCCCCAGGGACGAGGACAGGCCGACGACACGATAGAGAGACGCTTGAAGGCGATGGAAGATCGGTTGAACAGCCAGGTTGCGCGGTTGATGGAAGCACTGGATAGTGCGCCGGTACAGCGGCTTGGCTACGTAACAGCAGATGGGGGAACGGCTGACCGCCAGGTGAAGTCGCTCGGCGATTTTACCGCGGCGGTGGTGCGGCGCGATGTCAAGCGGCTTGAGCATGTGTACGGCGTGAAGCTATCGGAAGGTGCAGGGGCCAGCGGTGGCTTTACCGTGCCAGAAGAGTTTGCGCCGCGGATTATGCGCGTGGCGATGGAGCAGTCGGTGGTGCGCCCACGCGCCGATGTGCGATCCATGCGCGGGCGCAGCATGCGTATCCCCGCCTTCGACTATAGCGGTGACTATTCGGCGGGGGGGAGCGCGTTTCTGGCAGGGATGACGATGGTGTATGTGGATGAGGCGGGGGAGATTGATGAGGGTGATGTGACCTTCCGCCAGATAGAACTGATAGCACACAAACTGGCGCGGGTGGTGCCGATTTCGAGCGAGTTGCTGCGCGATAGTGTGCTGGCCCTGGAGCAAACGGTAGCGCAGATGTTTGGCGAGGCGATTGCGTTCACCGAAGATTATATGTTTTTGCGGGGCGATGGCGTCGGCAAGCCGTTGGGGGTGTTGAACGCCGATGCATGCATTACCACGGCCACCGCTCTGACAAGCAGCCCGGATGTCGAGAAGTTGCTGACGATGCACAAGCGGTTGATGATGCAGAGCGAGAGCCGCGCCGTGTGGGTTGTCCATCCATTGCTGTGGGATGCGATTGCAGGGTTGAATGCGAGCAACTATCTAACGTATCTGCCTGACTTGAATGGCCGCATGGAGTATCGGTTGTTTGGTTCGCCAGTGCTTCGCAGCGAGAAAATGCCAGAAGGGTTTGATGCTGGCGGGTTGCTGCTGGCAGATTTCTCGCAGTATGTGGTGGCTGATGCTGGTGGGATTGAGATTGCGGTGAGTGAGCATGTCTATTTTGAGAGCGACCAGGTGGGTATTCGGGTGACAAAGCGGCACGATGGTCAGCCAAAGTTGAACAGTGCAGTGAAGGTGGGGAGCGGGACGAACAGTAGTGTGAGTGCGTTTGTGAAGAGCAAGTGACGGTACGACGGGCGGCGGGGCGATGGGATTGTATATGTGATTGTGAAAGGAGTGTGGAACGATGAGCTATGCAAAACGGTTGAGTGAGCGGTTGGCAGTGGCGGGTTTTATCCAGGCGCAGGCAATTGCCAGCGGCACGGGCGCAGATGCAGGGGTGACAGGGGCAACGGCTGATATGGCGAATGGTCGGCGGGCGTTGTTCCTGGCTGTGGCGGGGACAGAAGACGATAGCTCGTGGGTGTTGCAGTTGCAGGCGGGCACGTTGACAGCAGAGACGCACGGGACAGATGGCTACCCAACCGCGTGGGGTGGGCCAACCTGGGCCGACATGACAGCAGGGGTGGCAACGTGTGAGGATGAGGAGATGATGGCGGTTGAGGTGACGGCCGAGCAACTTGAAACGCAGCAGGCCGGGGCACGCTATGTGCGGGCCGTGCTGCGCCAGGTGGGGACAGCGACCGCGCACGGCTCGGTGGTTGCGCTGGTGGGCGATATGCGCGAGGAGCCTGCGGTGCATGATGGCGATGTGAAGATGACAGTGGTGTGACGGAGCAACGGGGTGATGGGGCGGCCAACGATAAAACGGAAAGTGAGGTGAGAATATGACATGCAGCACATGTAAGGGCAGCGGCTACTGCACCCATTGCTATTGCGGGTGGGTGCCCGATGATGAGGGTTCCTGGTGGATCGACCTGGATGTGTTTGGTGACGGTGATAGTGATGGGATGTTTGTCTCACCGTGCTCAGTCTGCAATGGGTCGGGGTTTTGCGCGGAGTGCAAGGGTGAAGGGCTTATCCGTCAGCACTTTGAAAAAGCGGTTGGATCCGGTGACGGGGGGTAGGAGATAGGAGCCAGAGGTTGGGGGCGGGAATCGGGGTTGGGGGTGGGAAGTCGGGGATGAGGAGTCGCGGATGAGGGGCGAGAAAGGAGGGGAGCCTGGTATGGTGTCGGTGCTGGTGGTGACATTGATGCACAAGCCAAACCTGCTTGCGCTGCGTTCGCTGTATGAAATGGATACCAGCGGCGTGCAGGTAGATTATTTCCAGCCTGGAGCGGGATACCCTGACGATGGCGATGGGGGCCGGACAAACATTGTGGCAAAGCACAACGAGGCACGTTCGGTGGTGCTTGGGCAGGGGTACGATTACATGCTCTCGGTTGAGGATGATATGGTGATACCACCGGATGCACTGCACCGCTTGCTGGCAGTGTGCGAGGGTGGGGCCGACGTAGCGTACGGGTTGTATGTGTTTCGGCGGCCCCCCTTTTCGTGGAGTGCAACGCTGGCCCTCGATCCGGAGCAGATGGTCGGGTATCCATTGTCGAGCCACAAGCCGACAATGGTGCGCGACTGGGGCCGGGTGGTTGATGTAGATGGGGTGGGGTTTGGCTGTACATTGATTGCGCGGCGCGTGCTGGAGCACCTTCGGTTTCGGGTGGACTGGTCGCGTCCCCACCCCGGTGGCGAATGGAGCCATGACGATTGGTATTTTGCGCTCGATTGTGTGGCGGCGGGCTTTGTGCAGCGGTGCGACCTGGGGTGTGTGTGCGGGCATATTCACCCGACGAGTGAGGAGGGGCGGTTTTCGCCAGGGGTGATTATGCCGGTGCTCCCAGGCGAGGAAGGTGGACGCCATTTTGTAATGGTACCATTTCCGGAAGCAACAGGGCAGTAGGGGAACGGGGCGACAACGTGATGTGATATGGAGGTGGCATGTGAGTAAGATTGTGCTGGCAGAACGCGGTAGCAGTCCGGAGACACCGGCAAATGGCAATGTGGCGGTGTATGCAAAGAGCGATGGCCGTTTGTACCAGAAGAACGATGGCGGAAGCGAGGTGCTGCTGCTGGCGGGGAACGATACGGTATTGATCGGATCGGGGACAACATTTCCCGGCTCACCCTCAACAGGAGATATGTTTTATCGGACTGATGCACGAGCCATGTGCTATTACGATGGGACACGGTGGGTCGGTGATGTGTTTGTGTTGCCAATGAGCAATTGGGCTGCGTTTTCAAGAGATGTGACATCTACGACAACCGTCTTCTCGGCGTCAATGCCGGACTTTGGTGTCTTTTTTGAAAAACTTGCTCTTGCGTTTAACTGCGGCTCGGTAGATGCAAGCAATTATTGGACGATCACCTTTTTTCTTCACAATGGAACATCACAGATTTCGTTGTGTAGCTACACCATCAACAGCGGAAGTGGATGGGCCAGAACAACCCTGACCTCATTTTCGCCAAACCCTGCCCCTTCCAGTAGCATTTATATTTTAGTTCAAGCTGCCATGACCGGCTCGCCAGGCAATTTAGATGTGATGAGTACACTTTTTGTCCGTAGAGTGTTTACCTAAAGGAACACGGATAACGTGAATGATACGAAGCGAGGGTAGTGATGGTGCATATGTTTGATGGCACAGGTATGCGGCGGGTATCGCTATGGTCGGATGATGGGTGGGTTGTGCCTGGTGGCGATGGCGTGGACGAGATCGTAGCCGGGCCAACCGGCGCGTATCGCGGGGTGCCCTATGTCTATCGGGCGGTGGATGTGCGGGCAAAGGCAGTATCGAGCATACCATGGCGGTTGGTGCGCCCTGGCAGCGGGCGCGATGTGCGCGATGAACGAGCCTACCAGGGGTTAGTGCGCAGCATGCGCGAACGGCTGTACCTGACCGAGGCCGCCCTGTGTGTGCATGGTGCCGCATACTGGCTGAAGGAACGCAATCGAGCGGGACGCAACCTGACACCCAGGTGGGCTGCGCCAGCGAGTGTGGTGCCGCAGTTTGATGCAGGGGTAGGGTTAGTGTGCTTTCTGCGGGTGTGGGGGCATGGTGGCGCGGGGAGCCCGCCAGCAGATGACCATAGGGACGCGCGAGTGCTGCAACCAGAGGATGTGGTGCATTTCTGGATGCCAAATGTTGGCGCAGAGCTTGGGCCAGGGGTTGCGCCAGTGCGCGTCGCTCTGGGGGCTGCGCGGGTGCTGCATAGCCTGGATGGGTTTGTGGATGGTTTTTTTCGGCGTGGTGCCGTGCGCATGACGTTGCTCACGGTAGACGGCAACCCTCCCCGCACAGAGCTTGACCGTCTGGAAAGCTGGTGGCGACGGTTGGTAGGGGGGGTACGAACCGCCTGGCAGGGTCTGGCAGTGCGTAGTTCGGTGAAGCCGGTGACAATTGGTGATGGACTGGCCGACATGGAGAACGAAGAACTGGTCAACCAGCAGCGAGAAAATGTGTGTGCTGCGCTTGGGGTGCCACATTCGCTGTTGAGTGCCGATGCCGCCACCTATGCCACAGCGCAGGCCGACCGATTGAACTTTTACGAGCAGACGGTTGTGCCCCAGGTGCAGTTGATTGAGGATGTGATAAACGAGCAACTGCTGGAGGAAGTAGGGCTACAACTGGTGTTTGAGCCTGGCAAGCTGGAGGTGTTTCAGCAATACGAGGTGGAAAAAAGCCAGTCGCTGGTGCCGCTGGTGACAGCAGGCGTGATGACGGTGGACGAGGCGCGAGCATGGATGGGGCTTGGGTGAGATGACGGATCGGCGGGGTGGCGGAGCGGCGGGGTGGCAAAATGACGGGACGAAGATGCGACGGATTGAGGAGGTATGTGTAATGGGTGAGTGGAGTATTGTAGGACCGGATGGTGCCGAGGTCAGCTTACGCGACCTCGGTGTTTTTGTGCGTGGTGGTAAAGGTGCAGGGGTGGCACAACAGGAGCACGTGGTGCTGGATGCGGCCGAGGATGCTGGCGGGGTATACCAGGGGTCGGTGGTAGAACCGCGGCGGCTGACGCTGCACGTAGTACCGCGCGGCCGCCAGGCAGGGTTGCCTGCCCTGCGGTTGGCATTGCTGCGGGCCTTGAACCCCGACCTGGCGAGTAGTGAGCGACCTGCCTGGGTGCGGTATGCAGGCACCGAGGGAACCGTGCAGGTGCCAGTTGTCTATGCAGGTGGCCTGGGCGATGTGGGTGGCCGCAGTGACGTGCTGGACCTGGTGTTTGAGGCGTATGAGCCGCTGTGGACAGCAGTAGATGCGACAACACCGCTACCACTTCCGCACCTGCTAGATATGACAGGCGTTGGCCGGGCGTTTCGGCGGGGTAGTGCAGGCGAAGGTTGGAGCCACCTGGCGGGCATGGTATCCGGCCAGGTGAGTGCGCTGGTGTTGGACGAAGAAGGGTCGCTCTATGCAGGTGGCTCATTTGGCGGGTCGCCTGCATATGTGGCGATGTGGAACGAGGATGATGAAGCGTGGAACATGGTCGGGAGCGGCGGCCCGTCGTGGTATGTCAATGCGCTGGCGTTTGGGCCTGGCAGTGTGTTGTATGCCGGTGGTTCAATGGACGACCAGGTGTGGCGATATAGAGCGGGGTCGGGGTGGTCGTCGCTGGAACTGGCGACAAGTGGCCCGACAGAAGTCAATGCACTGGTGGTGGGCGATGATGGCAACGTGTATGCAGGGGGATATTTTGAAAGCCCTGCACTGGTGACAACACACATTGCCGTGCATGACCCCGATAGCCCCTCGCCAGTGTGGCGTGCGCTTGACAGCGGCGTGGGTGGCGTGCCCCTTGGTGTGTCGCTGCGGGTATATGCCCTGGCGCGGGGGACGGATGGCAAGATATATGTGGGAGGCGATTTTACCACGCCCGGAAATCGGGTGGCTGTGTGGGACCCGTATGCATCGCCGCCAGCGTGGAGTGCGGCGGGTGATGGGTTGGATGGAGTGGTCTACTCGCTGGTGGTGCTGCCAGATGGCCGCATCGTGGCGGGGGGCTCTTTTACCGATTATGTCGCAGTGTGGGATGGGGTGGTGTGGCGCAGCCTGGCAGGGCTATCGGGCGGAACGAGCGTGCGCTGCCTGGCAGTGGGGCAAGATGGAACGCTGTATGCCGGGGGAGATTTTACCCATGCAGGCGGAATTGCACTGCCCGACAGCCTGACACAGTGGAATGGGTATGCCTGGTTTCCGCTCGATATTGACCTGCCAGGGGCATCGGCAGTACAGGCCGTAGTAGTAGATGGGCAGGGCCGCCTGGCAGTAGGGTATGGCGGGTCGGGGAACGGAACGGCGGCACAGGTGAGCGCAGTAGTCAATGATGGCACAGCAGCAGCATACCCCATTGTCACCGTGACCGGGCCAGGGCGGGTGCATGAGTTGACCAACTGGACGACGCGGGAGAGTGTGTATCTTGACCTGGTGCTGCTGGCGGGCGAGGTGTTGACGGTAGATTTGCGGCCTGGCATCAAATCGCTGGTGTCAAGCTTTCGGGGCAGTGTCATCGGCAAGGTAATACCAGGGAGCCGCCTGGCAAGCTGGAAACTTGTGCCAGGGACAAACCTGGTAGGGTTATATGTGCGGGATGGAGATGCAAATACCGCGGCAACAATGGCGTGGTACAAACGGCACTGGAGTGTAGATGCAGTGGGGTGAGGTGGACTATGCAGTGTGAGTATATGGTGTGGTTATGTTCGCCTGCGGGCGAGCGTCTGGCGGTGTTAGATGGGTTTGTGCGGCTGGAGTATGTGCGGCGAGTGAACGACACCGGCTATCGGCGCGGACTGTTCGGGGTAGTAGCATACCCGCTAACACTGGTGCTACCCTGGACAGACAAACTGCCGCTACGCTGGCTGCAACGCGACGCGCGGCTAGAGGTCTGGCGCGGGTGTGGCGGCCGGTTGCTGGAACTGGATACCGAAACCGTGTGGTTTGTGTCGCGCGTTGTGCGGCGGGTGCTGCGGTCGGGGGAACGTGTGGTCGAAGTGAATGCAGAACCTGCCATTGCGCTGCTTGGCCGACGCATTGTCGCATATGGGGCCGGTGATACTGAAGCCCAATGTGCAGAGACAGCGGCGGGAGATGCAATGAAGGCCATCGTGCGGGAGAATTTTGGCAGTGGCGCAGGCAGTGGCCGCGATGTAAGCAACTGGCTGCGCGTAGAGGAAAACCTGGGAGATGGCGCACATGTCACCCGCACATTTGCCCGCCGCAATGTCCTGGATGTGCTGAAAGACCTGGCAGAGGCAAGTGGGCAGGATGGCGAGCCACTGTTTTTTGACGTGGTTGCGCCAACGTTAGGCGCAGGAGAGCAGGTAGTCTTTCGGACGTATGGAAAGGCGCGGGGGAGCGACCATAGTTTTGGCAACAGTGCAGGCACAGCCCCGGTGGTGCTCTCAGTAGAGACAGGCACGCTGGCCGACGTGGTTCGGCAGGTAGACTGGCACGCCGAGGTGACGTATGTGTATGTGGCGGGCCAGGGCGCACAAGATGCACGCGCAATTGTAGAAGTAGGGGATACAACACGGGCGGGGGTAGTGCCGTTTGGTCGGCGCGAGGTGTTGTGTGATGCCCGCCATGTTGCAGTGCAGGCAGCACTGGAGGCCGAGGGCAAAATTGCGCTGCGCCAGGGCGAACCACGAGACGAGTTTGAAGCAACGCTGGTGAGCCGTGCGCCATGGGCAGTGTACGGCATTCACTGGCGGTTTGGGGATGTGGTCAGCGCAGAAGTAGCGGAGGAAATAGTACGTTGCCGTATTGACAGCGTGCGGGTAGTCGTTGAACGGGGCCGCGAGGAGGTGACGGCAGCCCTGCGGGTAGACATGAGCGGGCAGGTTGGCACACTGGAAGGCACAGACCTGACCAGGCAGGTAGCAGGACTGGCAGCACACGAGCAAGAGCATGTGCATCAGCAAGTGCAGCGGCAAGGCGTGCCAGCAGGTGAATATGTGGTTGTCCCATCTGCAGCCCAGATTGTCGCGTATGGTGTGTACGAGATAGCAGGGACACTGGATGTGGCAAGCGGGGGTGAGCTACGCGTAGTGGGGTGA